ATCCGAGACATAATGATGAAGCTGTTGACTATGTAGCAAAGAGCATTGAATAGTTCGGCTTCAAAGTTCCGTGTGTTGTGAGTGGTGACGGCGTATTGATCACGGGTCATACAAGACTTAAAGCATTTAAGAAGTTAGGTATCGAAGAAGTTCCGTGCATTGTGGCTGATGATCTTACTGAAGATCAGATTAAGGCATTCAGGATTGCAGATAACAAAGTATCCGAATACAGCACATGGGACAACACAAAACTTGCTGAAGAACTGAGCGACATCATGATGGATATGACACAGTTCGGTGATGATCTTTTCAAGGATGATGATACGATGAACGTTGAGCTTCCCGAAGAAGAAAATCCTTACAGCCAGAAGAAACACATCCCACAGTATGAACCGACAGGTGACTTTGTCGATATTATGGAACTTATTGATGATGAAAAGACAAACGAGTTGATAAAAGAAATCAAAGAGTCAAACGTCACTGAAGATTAAAAGAATTTTCTCATCAAAGGGGCTTACAGACATCTTAAATTCAATTATTCAAAGATTGCTGACTATTATTCCAATGCATCTGAAGAAATGCAGATTCTCATGGAGAAATCAGCGCTTGTCATTATTGACATTGATGATGCAATTGCAAACGGATATGTGAAACTTACAAAGGCTGTCGAGGACTTGATTGCTGAAGGTGGGGGCGGTGAAGACAATGATGAATAAAAACTTTGCTGTATTTATTCTTTCACATGGACGTGCGAACAATATCAAGACAGTTAATATGTTGAAACGTTTTCATTATACAGGTGATTGGTATGTTGTTATAGACAATGAGGATGATCAAGAAGAACTGTACAGAAATGAGTTTGGAAATCACATCATTCAATTTGATAAGCGAGACTATGTAAGCAAAATCGACCTTGGCGACATGGACACAGACAGAAGGGTTGGCGTGTTTGCGAGAAACTTTATTCAAGATGAAGCAGAACGTCTTGGCTATGAATGCCACCTACAGCTTGATGATGATTTTTCTGAAATCGCAATAAGATATGCAGATGATGATAAATTACAAAGCATGATGGTTACTGACCTTGATGCTGTATTCGATGCGTGCCTTGATTTATTTTTATCAACGCCGTTGACTGCTTTATCATTTGCATTATCAAGTGATTACATTGGCGGAGTTGCTAGTGATAGGTTCCAAGCAGGAATGTTCAGGAAAACAATGGGATCGTTTTTCTTAAAAGCAAAAGACAAATTTCAATTTGTCATGCGTATGAACGATGATATTACATCATGCATTTTGCACGGATCACGAGGAAAGTTGTTCTATACCATTTCGAGCTTGCAGGTGATTACTCCTGCGACTCAGCATAATACTGGTGGAATGACTGACATCTATCAAAAGAATGGTACATATCGAAAATCGTTTTACAGTGTCTTGTGTTGTCCTTCATTTGTGAAGGTTTCAGCGATGGGAATTACTGACTTCAGGATTCATCACACTATCAGTTGGAATAATGCCGTGCCAAAGCTTCTATCTGAAAGGTGGTGCAAGCATGAAAGACATTGATTATCTTATTATAGGTGCAGGGCTGAGCGGTTCAGTGATTGCGAGGGAAATGACGGACAAGGGCTATAAATGCGTTATTCTGGAAGATCGCACCGAGGTTGGTGGAAATATAAGGGACAAGGAAATCAGCGGAATAAACGTGCATCTATACGGCCCTCATATATTTAGAACTAATGACATCGAAATATGGGCTTATGTTAACCGTTTCGCTAGTTTTAACAATTTTATCAATGAACCTATTGCAAATTACAAAGGCGAAATATATAACCTTCCGTTTAACATGAACACATTCTCTAAACTGTGGAGAGTTACAACACCAGAAGAAGCAAAGAGAAAGATTGAGGAGCAGAGAATACCGTGTGAAGATCCGAAAAATCTCGAAGAATATGTTCTAAATCTTGTAGGCACGGATATTTATGATAAATTGATAAAAGGATACACAGAAAAGCAGTGGGGCAAGCCATGCAAGGAACTTGATAAAAGTATTATCAGGCGTATTCCGTTGCGATTCACGTACAACAATAATTATTTCAATGCAAAGTACCAAGGCATTCCCGTTGATGGTTATTCTAAGGCAGTAGAAAGACTCCTAGAAGGCGTTGAAGTGGTGACAGGGTATAAATGTTCATGCTCAAGTAAAGAGTGGCTAGAAAGGGCAAAAAACGTGGTTCTGACAGGTGCTATTGACGAGTGGTACGGTTATTGCTTTGGAACGTTAGAATATCGTAGCCTGAAATTTGAAACAGAGGAATTGAAGGAAGAAAATCATCAAGGCAATGCTGTCGTGAATTATACCGATGCTAGAGTGCCGTATACCAGAGTTATTGAACACAAGCATTTCACAGGGGTGAATACATCGACAACCATTATCACGAAGGAATATCCGCAGAAATGGAATATCGGGAAAGAGCGGTACTATCCGATTGAAGATGAAAAGAACAAAGCACTGTATCAGAAATACAAAGAACTTGCAGACCGTGATGGATTGATCACAGTTGGAAGGCTTGCAGAGTACAAATATTATGATATGGAAGATACAATCAAAAGTGCATTAAAGGCGGTGAGAGAATTATGCGAAAAACAGTAAATGAACAGGCTGAAGAAATATTACAGAAAGCAGAAACATTCGGAGTTGATAAGAATTTCTTTTTTATCACGACATTCAGGCGATACATGGTACAGTTGAAAATATTAAACGAGCTTGAATCGTCGATAAAAAATGACGGCGTGTTGGTTACGAAAGAATATGTAAAAGGAAGAAAAAACGTATATTCACATCCAGCCATTCAGGATTATAACCGAACAACTGACAGTGCAAATAAGACAGTCAGCACGTTAATGAAGATCATTTCGAGATTTTCCAGTGATGATAATTCTGAAAATGATACTGACCCATTGCTTCAGCTGATAAATGGCGGTGACGATGATGGCAGTGACGAGCAGTAAGGCTTATGAATATTGCAAAAACTCTGTCAGAAAGAAAACCACACCGAGATACGTCAAAAAGGTGTATAATATACAGTAGAAAAGAGGTATCAACAAGATGGGTACATATACTGTATATAAGCATACATCACCAAATGGAAAGGTATATATCGGAATCACAAAGCTAAGTGTTGAAAGACGGTGGCAAGAAGGAAAAAATTACAAGACAAGCAGTCATTTTAATAATGCCATAAAAAAATACGGATGGGACAACATTAAACATGAAATCCTATTTACAGGGCTTTCAAGAAGCGAAGCAGAAGCAAAAGAAATAGAACTAATTGCCAAATATGACAGCACGAATCAGCGTAATGGTTACAACATAGAAAAAGGCGGAAATACTCCTGAAATGTCAGAAGAAACACGTCAAAAGATGAGCAAGGCACACAAAGGCAGAAAGTACAAAAAGCGTAGAAACCACACAGAAGAAGAAAAGCTAGCAATTAGCAAAAAATTAAAAGGAAGGGCATCTCCAATGAAGGGAAAACATTGGAGCATAGAACAACGCAGTGCAGTAGGAACGCCTATAATATGCACAACGACAGGTGAAGAATTTTATAGCATTCGTGATGCATCACGTTCTACAGGATGCGACAGAGCAAATATATCTAGAGTATTAAAAGGAGAATACAAACAGACAAGGGGGCTTAAGTTTGAGTATAAAAAATAGTAAAGCATATATATACTGCAAAGAAAATTATAGAAAACAGACTTGCCCTAAGTACGTCCGAAAGCAGATGCGAGACTGGATGAAGATTGCAGAAGGAAAAAACGCAAAGTACTTTGTATCTGAAAAGAAGGTTCAGCAGATCGAAAACATTCTGAAACTGCTTATCATGCCAAAAGGATTGAAAGCAGGACAGTCTATGTATAAGTGCGCAACTGGGTATCAATGGCTAATTTACACAGCCATGCTATGCACTGTATATCGTGACAAACCGAAAAATCGCAGATATGAGACAGGGCTGTTAGAAATATGCAGAAAGAATTTTAAGACATATACAGTCGGAACAATCTTTATTATCTTGTTTTTGACAGAGCCAAGGTTTTCAAAATTCTTTTCAGTTGCACCAGATGGAGCATTGTCAAGAGAAATAAAAGAAGCAATATCTGACACAATTAAAAGCAGTCCGCTTATTTATGAATATAAAGGAACGAAGCGTTTTAAGTTGTTAAGGGACTACATTAAGTTCAAGCCGAATGAAAATACGTTGATCCCGTTAGCATACAGTAATAACCGTATGGACGGACGTATGCCGAATGCATTTATCGCTGATGAAGTTGGAGCATTGCCAAATGGTTATCCTGTTGAAGCTATGCGTTCTGGACAGCTAAATGTTGTTAACAAACTAGGGTTCGTTATCAGCACAAAATATCCGACAATCGACAATCCTTTCGAGGACGAGGTCGCGTATGCCAAGAAGGTTCTTGATGGCATTGAGAAAGACGATACTATTTTTGCACTGTTGTATGAACCTGACAAAACATCAGACTGGGAAACAGACAATCTTGTTTTGAAGCAGGCGAATCCTGCATCATTAGAAATCCCTGAAATCTGGGATGATCTTGTCAAGAAGCGTGCGAGAGCCATTGCCATTGAGAATGAGCGAGAGAACTTTGTAACAAAGCACTGCAATATTATCTATCAAGGGCAAGGAACTGAAACGTTTATTGACGTTAAAGATGTTCAAGCGTGCAAGGTTGCAGATATTGATTGGAACGGAAGGGTTGTATATTTAGGCGTTGACCTTTCAGAATCGAACGATAATACATCTGTTGCCATGGTTTCTGTAGATGATGATGATAACATTCTTGCAGAAAGTTTTGCGTTCATTCCAGCAGACAGGATCACAGAGAAAACAATATCAGAGCGTGTGAACTATCAAGAACTATTGAAGAGTGATAAGGTGTTTGCATGTGGTGACAGAGTTATCTCATATGCGTTTGTCGAGCAGTTCATATTGAGTCTTGAGAGCCGTTATAACGTACAAATTCAGGCGATTGGATATGATAGATGGAATGCATTAAGTACAGCGCAGAAACTGGCTAATGAGGGCTATAACACGGTTCAGATAAAGCAGTATTCAAGCGTGCTTCATTCTCCGACAAAGAGAATGAAAGAAGCAATCCTTAAACAGAAATTCAAATACACAGAAAACAAGCTTCTTGAAATCAATTATCAGAATGCTAAATGTGCTTATGATACCAACAAAAATATGTATGTCAGCAAGAAAAAGAGCAACGGCAAGGTTGATATGGTTGTATCACTTATCAATGCAATTTACCTTCTTGAACAGGATTATTTCTTGAATGAAGGTGACTTCACATTCCAGATGATTTAATTGATATAAACGTGCATTTATGCTAATATATGGGTGTAAAAATGTTTCAAATAGAAAATACTAATAAAGGGGCGGTAATGAGAGTGGCACTATTCAAAAAAATTATGAATAAATTAAATCTTAACGACCAGAGCGTAGAGTTGAATGATGTGCTGTTATCTGCATTGCTCAATAATGAGACAATCACGAGGGATAAGGCGCTGACACTTCCTGCCGTATCAGGTGCTGTTGATTTCATCAGTGGTTCGATTGCATCAATGCCTGTGAAGCTTTACAAGTACAGAAACGGCAAGGTTGAAGAAGTGCAGAGAGACAGCCGTGTACGAATGCTTAATGGCGACACTGGAAACACGCTTGACGGGTTTCAGACAAAAAAGGCCATGGTCGAGGATTACTTACTTGGCAAGGGTGGATATTGCTTTATTCAAAGAGACAGACAGAACACCGTAACGGCACTGAAATATATTCCAGATATGAATGTTACCGTGTGGTCAAATTCCGACCCGATGAACCGTTTCATACAGTTCTACGTTGGAACGAACAAAATCTATCCGTGGAACATGGTCAAACTCTTGAGAAATACCAAAGACGGTGCAAGCGGAAAGGGATTGACCGAAGAAATCTCAAAGGCTCTTGAAACGGCATACAGTACGTTGGTATATCAGCTTGGACTGGTTCAGACAGGCGGTAATAAAAAAGGATTCTTACAGGCAGAGCGTAGGCTTGGACAGGAAGAAGTGGACAAGCTCAAGGAAGCATGGAAGAGGTTATACGCCAACAACACCGAGTCCGTCATGGTTCTGAATAACGGCATCAAGTTTCAGGAATCGTCAAATAGTTCAGTTGAAATGCAGTTGAATGAGAGCAAGAAGACTTTACAGGATGAAATCAATGGAGTGTTCCATATTCACAGTGACTTCAGCTTGACATTCAAAGAAGCAATCTATCCGATAGTTAAAGCATTTGAGACAGCAATCAACAGCACACTGCTGTTGGAGAAAGAAAAGAAAAACTTCTTCTTTGAATTTGATACAAAAGAAATTGTGAAAGCAAGCATCAAAGAAAGATTTGATGCTTACAAGGTTGCAAAAGATACAGGACTTATGACTATCAATGAGTTGCGCCGAATGGAAAATCTCAATTACATTGAGGGCATGGACGTGATTAATGTTGGACTTGGCGCAGTATTGTATGACACCAACACAGGAATATATTACACGCCAAACACAGGACAAGTTACAGGTGGAAATGAAGAAGAAGAAACGGCTGAGAAAGTTGAAGAAACTAAAAAGGGGGCAGATGATGAATTATAAGTACTTGAAGAATCTGACGAAAACTAGTGCAGATTTTTATATTTATGGCGATATTGTTGATGAGAACGTGCCAGACTGGTTTGGCGATAAATCAGAAACAGCAATTGACACAAACACATTCAAGGCAGAGCTTGACAGCTTGAATGGAGTGACAGACTTTAATATTTACATCAATTCAGGTGGTGGCTCAGTGTTTGCAAGTTCAGCTATGGTCAGTATGTTAAAGAGATTCAGACAGAACACTGGGGCGAAGATTCATGCATATATTGATGGATTGTGTGCAAGTGCAGCAACGTATCTTGCCATGGTTGCAGATGATATCAATATTTACAAGAATTCGATAATGATGATCCACAAGCCAATGACATATGCTTATGGAAATGCTAACGAGCTACAGCATGACATTGACACATTGAATCTGATTGAGTCTGGAACGATGTTGCCAATGTATGAAGCAAAGGCAAAAGAAGGGATCACAGCAGAGAATATCGCAGAACTGGTTGGCAACGAAACATGGTTCTGTGGAAATCCTGATGATGATATGTACATCGGAAATTATTTCAGTGTGAACGCATTGGACAGTGTGAAGGATGTACAGGCATGTGTAACGGACTTATTCAGAAACTACAAGCATGTGCCGGATGCATTAAAAAAGCCAAAACAGGTTAAAAAGCCTGTCGAGGATCGTGCGCTTGATTATTCAGCGTACGAGAATATTATTAGTTCATTAAAAAAATGATGGAGGGGTGAAGAAATGAACGTAAAAGAACTCATTGAAAATCGAAATTCAAAAGTCGCTCAGATGGAGAAATTGCTAACAACTGCAAAGGCAGAAAACAGATTACCGTCTGAAGACGAAAAGAAACAGTTTGCAAACCTTGAAAAGGAAGTAAAGGACATTGATGCAACTGTTGCTATGTATGATCAGATGGCAGAAATGAGCATGAAGCCAGTGCCAAGCGCACCTGTTGAAATGACAAATGCAGAAAAAGATCACAAGATGTTTGAAAATGCAATTCGTGGCATTGTGAATACGGACACACCAACAATGCCTGCTGATGCAAAGACACTTATTCCAACAACAGTCTGGAATGAAATCATTTCTCAAGTAATTGAAATCTCACCTGTATTTTCTATGGCAGACCGCTATAACATCACTGGTAAACTGGTACTGCCAAAGTATGACAAACAGAACAGTTCTATCGTGATGCAGTATGCAGATGAAGGAACAACAGCAGATTCTGGAAAGGTTGTTATCAGCCAGATTGAACTTGATGGATTCCTTGCACGTTGCCTTGCTAAAATTTCAAAGAGCTTGATTAACAATTCCAATTTCGACATTGTGGGATTTGTTGAAGCAAAAATGGCACAGGCAATCGCACTTTATTTCGAGCATGAGATTCTGTTCGGTACAGAAGGAAAGGTTGAAGGTTTGAAGGGCATTACAGCAGATATGACTGTTACAACTGCCACAGCTACAAAGATTACATCTGACGAGTTGATGGATTTGCAGGACAAAGTAATTGACAACTATCAGGCAAATTCTGTTTGGATTATGAACCGCGAAACTCGAAATGCAATCAGAAAGTTAAAGGATAATGATGGCGATTATCTGTTGAACCGTGACTTCACAGCAAAGTGGGGCTATACACTTCTCGGCAAGGATGTTTATTGTTCTGATGCTATGGACAAGATTCTTGCAGGAAAAACAACCATTTATTACGGTGATTTCTCTGGTTTAGCTGTGAAAGTTTCAGAAAATGCTAACATGCAGGTATTGCAGGAAAGATATGCAGAAGAACATTTACTTGGAATTCTAGCTTTTGTTGAATGGGATGCAAAGGTTGCAGACACTCAGAAACTTTCAAAACTTGTCATGGCTAGCAAATAATCTATAAAGGGGTGAGCAATATGGAAGTAAGCACGGAAGTAAATAAGGTTAGTGATATTACAGAAGAAAGCGTTGCAGATTATTTGAGACTTGACGAAGTAAATGACAGCGAAATAAATACATTGGCCATGCTTATTTCTATTGCAACCTCATTTATCAAGAGTTATACAGGGCTTGACGATGCTGGTGTTGACAAATATCCTGAATTTGTGATTGTGGTGCTTATTCTCTGTCAGGACATGTGGGATAACCGAACAATGTATGTTGACAGTAAAGACTTGAATAACACAGTGCAGAGCATTCTTGCAATGCATAGTGTCAATCTGTTGTGAGGTGTGAACCATGTTAAATGCAGGGAAGTATTCAAAGCGTATCACGATATATAAGACCGTCATTGTTACTGATGATGATGGCTTTCAGACAGAACAGAAAAAGGTGATTCTACAGCCGTATGCATACGTTAGAACCACAAAAGGATTTACGCTGATTGCAAACAATTCTGATTTTGAAAAAGCATACACCAACTTCACAATTCGTTATCCGAAAACAGAAATTACAAGGGATATGCTGATTGAGTTCCACGGCAAGACATATACGATTGAGTATCTGAACAACGTTGATGAAAACAGCGTAGAATTAGAAATTCAGGCAAAGGAAGTGACTCACTGATGGCAAAATTCACAGCTGATATTGATGAAAGCGTGCTGAAGGATATATCTTACATCGACAAGCAGTTTGATCACATCTTTGGTGGCATGACTCAGGCAGGTGCAGAGGTTGTCTACAAGAACGTTATTTCGGCACTTCCAGAGGCATTGAAAAGTTCAGGATTCAGCAGTCATGTGAAACTGTCGAAAGTGTACAGAACTCCATCAGATGATGGTATCAACACGAAAGTTATGATCACTGGATATTTCAAGAACAAGGAAGGCAAGAAGACTCCTGCTCCACTTGTTGCTAATATGTTCGAGTATGGCAGTGACAAAAGGAAATATCCAAAGCATCCTTTTTTCCGAAAGTCTTTCAAAAAGTCACAGATTATGAAAGCAATGGAAGAAGAGCAGAAAAAGTTGAGCGGGGGACTGTTAGATGAATAACCTCATCGAAAAAACATTGAGTGATTTAACGGTCAACGGCAAAAAAATTCCAGTCAAGTTCTTACGATACAATGGACGTTCGGAAACATACATCACTTACATGATGACAGATGCAGACAGTGTGTTGCATGGTGATGATGAACTGCTGAACTACGTTGAATATTATGACTTTGATATTTACTCAAAAGGCAATTACAAGCCGATTATCAAGGCGTTAAAAGGATTGCTTAAAGCTGTCGGGTTTATGTGGGAACCTGACCGTTCATCCGAAGATATGTATGAGGACGATACGAAGTATTACCACAAGACATTATGTTTTTCTATCGAAAGGAGCGAATAATGGCTAAAATTGGGTTAAATAACTTCCGATATTCGAAACTTACGGAATCGGAAGAAGGAAAAGCAACATATGATGGCGCGAAAAAGCCAGCCAAGGCTATTTCATGCAAAGTGGATATCAAAAACAATGATGCGTCTTTGTATGCAGATGATGCACTTGCTGAGAGTGATAATTCATTTCAGAGTGGCACTGTTACAATCGGCATTGACAATGAAGATGTGCAGACAATGGCAGACCTTCTGGGGCATACGGTTTCAGAAGATCAAGCAGAGCTTGTCAGAAATGCAACTGATGTTGCGCCATATGTAGGTTTCGGAAGAATTGTTACAAAAATGGTGAATGGAGCTTACAAGTACACAGTAGAATTCTTGTGTAAGGTTAAATTCTCAGAACCGTCACAGGATGATTCTACAAAAGGTGAAAGCGTATCATTCAGCACAACTGAACTTGCAGGAACAGTGGCGACATTGGCAGATGGAACATGGTCGAAATCTAAAACGTTTAGTACAAAGACTGAAGCTGTCACATATCTTGAAGGACTGATGGCAAAGACAGCCTAAAAGAATATTCAAGACAGGGTTAGTCCCTGTCTTATTTTATTTGGAGGATAAAACATGAAGGAAATCTCAAAGACACTTGAATACAAAGGGAAGAAATACAAGCTAGTTTTCAATCTGAACGTGATGCAAGTTATTCAAGATAAGTACAGAACACTTGAATACTGGGGCAAACTCACAGATGGTGCAAAAAACAATGGTGAGCCAAACGCAAAGGCTGTTATCTTTGGAATCACGGCAATGCTGAATGAAGGAATTGACATAGATAACGAAGAAAATGGTACAGAAGAAAAGATGCTTACTAAAAAGCAGGTCGGCAGAATGATCACAGAAATTGGCTTGAAATCATCCGCACAGCTGATGAATGGTGTTGTCGTTGACAGCACGCAGAGTGCCGAAAAAAACGCATAATTCCCGATGAAGATGAACCAGAGCCAATAGACTTTACATGGTTCTACTTTATCGGGCGCAACAAGCTTGGTTTTACATTTCATGAAGTTGGAAGATTGACACTGACAACTTTCAACCTGTTATACAAACATTACAAGAACGATTTTGACTTTGAGCTGATGCTTGAAAAGACAGGAACAACCTATGCGAAGGCATATGAAAAATCACAACATGAAGATGATTGGTTTTAAGGGGGTGAGTGCATGGCATTAGGTGGAACAATTAAACTTCAGGGCGAGAGTGAATATAGACGAGCATTGAAGCAGATCACACAGAACTTGCGTGAAGTATCCTCAGAAATGAAGATCGTCACGAGTACGTATGATAAGAACGACACAAGCACTGATGCATTGACTGCCAAGAGTGACGTGCTGAACAAGCGACTTGAGGAACAGAAATCAAAGCTGAAACTAGTATCTGACCAGTACAAGCAATATCAGAATGCTGTTAAACAGTCAGCAGATGAGCATACACAACTTGGCGAAAAGTTGGAAAATGCAAAAGGAAAGCTTGCAAGCATCGAAGCACAATGTGGCAAAAACAGCAAAGAGTACGAAGAACAGAAAAAGGCTGTTGATGATCTTCAAAAACAGTATGATGAAAGCACAACGGCTCAGGACAATAACAAGAAATCACTATCACAGCTTGCAGTGCAGATGAACAATGCAAAAGCTGACGTTATCAAGACCACAAAAGAGATTGACAATCTCGGCAAAGAATCTGATGATAGCGCAAAACAGGTTGATGATCTGTCTAAAAAGATGGGTGATGCTGATGGCTCATCAAAAAACCTTAATGATGGATTCACGGTACTCAAAGGCACAATGGCAAATCTGGCATCACAGGCAATCAGCAAGGTTGTTGATGGATTCAAGAGCCTTGTAGGTGGTGCAGTTGACTATCAGAAGTCTATGGAATATTACACAACATCGTTTACGGTCATGACAGGGTCAGCAGACAAGGCAAGCGAGACAGTCAAAAAGCTTGCTGATATTGGAGCAACAACTCCATTTGATATGCCACAGTTGGCAGATGCAACATCGTTGCTGATGAACTATGGCTTTAGTGCTGATGATGCTGTTGATAGTATGATGATGCTTGGCGATATCTCACAGGGAAATGCGGACAAGCTGGACAGCATTTCGAGAGCATACGGGAAAATGAGTTCAGCGCAGAAAGTATCGCTTGAAGACATCAACATGATGATTGATGCAGGATTCAACCCATTACAGGAAATCTCAGAACATACTGGAGAAAGCATGCAAAGCTTGTATGACAGAATATCAAAAGGAAAAATGTCTGTTGATGAGATCACGGAGTCGATGAAGAGGTCAACTTCTGAAGGCGGTAAATACTTTAAGTCAATGGATTCACAGTCTCAGACTTTGGACGGTAGACTTTCTACATTGAGTGATACAATCAATTCAAAACTCGGTGAAGCATTACAGCCGATTCTTAAAAAAGCCTCTGATGAATGGATTCCAAACATCACAAATGCAATCGACAATATGGATATTGATTCTGTCGTTTCTGTCATTGATGATATTGTTTCTGGTGTTGGTAATTTATTCGGATTCATCATGGACAATGGTAGTACAATCGTATCGCTTGTTGCAGGAATCGGGACGGCAATGATGATGTGGAATGTTGCAAGTATGATCAATGGTGTTGTTACAGCGGTCAAGAGATATCAAGAGGCTAACGAAGGCGCAACTGTTGCACAGGCATTATTGCATGGTGTCATGAACGCCAATCCGATTATGCTCATTGCTACACTGCTTGCAGGACTCGCAGCAACAATTATCACATTATGGAATACAAATGAGGGATTCCGCAATGCTGTCATAAGCGTGTGGAATGCATTCAAGGACACGGTCGGAAATGCAATTAAATCGGTAGGTGGATTCATAGGCAACCTCATATCGTGGTTTCAGGCTCTTCCTGGGCGTATTGGAGCATTCCTTGGTGAAGTTATAGGCAATGTACAGAATTGGGCTTCTAACATGGCTTCTAGGGCTTCTGAAGCAGGTTCTAACTTTGTTGGCAGGGTTGTATCATTCATCCGTGGTCTTCCGTCTGCTGTATGGAATTGGCTGTCAAACACGTTGAATAACGCATGGAACTTTGCGAGACAGTTGGCACAAGCAGGTGCAAATGCAGCATCTGGACTTGTAAATAACATCATCGGGAAAATCAGAAGTCTTCCCCGTCAGTTGTACAACTGGGGTGTTGATATGGTTCAGGGTATCGCAAACGGTATCAGGAGTGCGATTCATAAAGTCACAAGTGCAGTCAGCGATCTTGCAAACAAAATCAAGTCTTTCCTTCATTTCTCAAGACCTGATGAAGGCCCATTGGCTGAGTATGAAAGCTGGATGCCTGACATGGTCGAGGGATTGAGCGATTCTTTAAGAAAGGCAAGCCCTGAGCTTATCAGTCAGACAGAAGCATTGGCGAGTGGAATGTCTGACGCATTCAATGCTAATGGCAGTGTTTCGATAAGTGGTGGAAGAAGCTACGATTCAATGGTTGAAGCATTCAAGGATGCACTATCACAGGTCAAAATCGAGATGGACGATGAAGAAATGGGGCACTTTGTCGACAAAACTGTTACAAAACTTATTTACGAATAAGGCGGTGTAAATATGAGGAATTACGTTGTTCAAAATGGAAAAGACAGCCGATATTTAAAAGGATTGCTGATACAGGAATTGCCACCGATTACAAAGCCTTTGATGCGTACAAGCATTGAACAAATAGACGGTCGTGACGGTGATGTGATCACAAGGCTTGGATATTCGGCTTATGACAAAAAAATGAAGATTGGTCTGTTTGGTGACTATGATATTGATGATATTATTACGTTTTTCAATTCAAGCGGAACAGTAATATTTTCAAATGAACCAGAAAAATATTACGTGTACGATATTCTAGATACGATTGATTATGAGCGCCTTATGAGGTTCAGAACGGCTGAAATCACGTATCATGTACAGCCATTCAAATACAGCAATATCGAGAAACTGAAGGCGTTCAGCAATCCGACAAGTGCTATCACAGTTAGAAATAACGGCAATTATGTTTCCAAGCCGATTATTCATATCAAAGGAACAGGGATTATCAATCTGTCGTTGAATGGCGTGCAGTTGTTCCGTATTGATATGAGCACATCAAATTCCATCACAATAGACACGGAAAGGCTTGAGGCATACAATGATGATGTACTGATGAACAGATACGTTGTCGGCAATTATGACAAGTTTGTTCTCAAAATTGGGCCAAACTCCGTGTCATGGGATGGAGCATTGACATATATTGCATTTGAAAATTATTCGAGGTGGATATAATGAAAACAAATTTTGAAGTTATTAGGGGTGATACGTTGAGCTTTGCGTTTTTAGTTGAGTTTGACGAAGCACCGCAGAAATTAGAAAAGGCAGATTTTACATGTAAAACGAATTATGATGATGATGATGTAGTGATTCATAAGGAATTAGAAAAAGGAATCAATTTTTCAAGGCAGGACGGCACAAAGCTGTATTACATTGTTCGTATTGCACCAGAGGACACCAAAAATCTTGAGACAGGGATGTATTATTATGACCTGCAAATCGAACTTAATGGGGATGTATTTACCATCCTTAATGGAGCTTTAAAGATAGAAAGTGACGTGACAAGATGAGCAGATATTATAGAGTTAAAACATTGATGCTGAAAGGCGAAAAAGGCGAAACAGGGTACAGTATTTCAAATATTCAGATGAATGATGATTATACTTTGACTATAACAATCGAAAATGGAATGCAATTCAATACACCGCCAATCCGTGGCGAAAAAGGCGAGCAAGGTACTGGCATTAGGTCAGTTGAACTGCGTGACGACTACTCACTACTGTTTACTCTTGATGATGGCGAAACACTTGAGACTACAGCAATTCTTGGCAAAGAGTTTGAAAATATCCGCAAACTAGAAGCGTCTGCAACCAGTGCAAGTAAGATTGCAACTAATGCAAGTACAAGTGCAAGTGCATCAGCACAGTCAGCAAAAAATGCAAGTCAGAGTGCTACAAATGCACAAGAGAGTGCAAGCAATGCAAGTACAAGTGCAGATACTGCAACATCTAAGGCTACAGAAGCAAGTGCATCAGCTACAAAAGCAAAAGAATGTGAGATGAATGCAAAATTATCAGAAACAAATGCATCTAACAGTGCGAAAGAAGCTGAAGCAAGTGCAGTAAATGCGAAAACTTCAGAAAATAAAGCAAAGGAATACGCCAACAATTTACAAAATTCAACTGAAGCCATTAATCAGCTAAAGGAAGATTTAAACGCAAACACTAAAGCAGACGCAAGAACAAACAGAAGTTTAACTGCACTATGGGATTTAAACAAAGGTATTTCATACCGTTTCGAAAGTGATGTAACTAAAGCATATCAAAAGCAGATTCCAAGTGGTGCAAAACTAGGCGCAGTAAACAAGATTGGTGGTCGTACTATTGTATATAACCAATTATTTACAACTGAAAATTATGATAGTGATAATTTAAAAATCACATATGCAGACAACGTTATTACAATAAACGGTTCTATAAGTAACAATTGGATCAATTTTAGCCCACTAGGTGAAAATTTAAATATTGTCGCTAAGTTTTATATTAAAATGACTATTATAAAGAATGATGGCAAGTTATCATTTAACTACGGTTGGTTAAATAGAAGTTGCTATACTGATTCAATATCCACAGGAAGTTCGTCAGCCATATATAATCAAACAACTAGCGAGTTAGAAAAAGGACCGTCAACAGGTATTTCATGGGCTGATTCATTGGGTAGCGTAACGTTCAATGATGTTAAAATCAAAATCATGATTGTTAACCTCACAAAGATGTTCGGTAGTGGCAATGAGCCTTCTACAGTAGAGGAGTTCGAAGCAATGTTCCCTAATGATTATTATGCTTACAACGAAGGCGAACTTATGAGCATGAGCGTAAACGAGGTTGATAGCGTAGGGAAGAACTATTTTGATTTTTCTAAAATAAAAATGGGTTCTTTAGTTGACTATGATAAGCAAACTATTACAATACCTCATGATAAGTATAGCGTAGGTGGCATACAAACGTTACGTGAATTATGCCCAAATATAACTCCAGGTACTTATGTTTTGTCTATGAATAGGTCTAATCCAAAAAGTGCTAATTTTATATACCTTATCGGTTATGGTAATTCAATAACTATAAATAGACCTATTGAATTAACAAACAAGCATTTGAATAGTAAAATTGCTCTTTACAACGCTAATAACGCAGAAGTTGAAAATGTAATATCAAACATACAGATTGAAAAAGCAACTACTGCAACAACCTACTCACCATATACAAAAGCAACATACACAATCCCTCAAGCAATCCTTAATTTAGACGGTTACGGTTGGGGTGTTGGTACGGCTTATAACTATGTAGATTTCGAGAATAAGAAATATTACAAGTGTGTAGGCAGATATGTAGTTACAGGTGATGAATATTATATGTCTAATGAAAATTTAGGATATATTGGGAATAACTCGTCTAATGCTTATTTTGTAAAAAACATTGGACATAAACCCTCACCGTATGAAAGTTGCATAAGTAATAAATTAAAGAGAATAGCGTATTGTTGGAGCGTAGATAGCGCTTATAATACAATGGAGTTTAATGGTGAGCAGATACACATAAGAATACTAAATAGTGAATTAGGTATCACTAGTGAAACAAGCCCAAGCGAAGTTGCGAGCGCAGTTAAAAAATACTGCAAAGGCTTATACGACAAGGGAGACCCTATTATTATATATTATGAACTAGCAGAACCCGTTGTTACTGATATATCTGATATTATAGGCGATACATTACAAGAACCGTTCAAGGTTGAGAGTGGGGGTTCATTAACTTTCAAGAACGTAAACGGTGACGGCTACAAACTTGCAGTACCGAGCGATATTCAATATGTAGTATCGTTAAAAGAGGTGACATCATAATGACAGATTTACAAAATAAAATGATGGAAAAGCTAGGCTTATCAAAAGAGGACTTTGAACCTATCAACAAAGAGGAATTACTTGAAGAAGCATATTTAAAATGTGAATATAATTCAATTTTAATCGAGCAATTAATGGAGGAATAAAATGATTTATAGATTAATGAAAAATAAGATTCGACGTGAAGGATTAACTGAGGAAAATAAGAACTTATTAGATGTGTATTTATTAGGCAAAAGAATTACGCAATCTCAATATGAAGAATTAATGCGATTAGCAAATTAAATAAACAGAAAGCGATGTGATAAGATGAGCGGATATTTTATAAAGCCAATCGTAAAAACATTGATGCTAAAAGGTCAGAAAGGGCAGAGCATCGAGGGAATCAAAAAAACTAGCACAAGTGGGCTGACTGATACTTATGAAATCACACTTACAGATGGAACTAAGAAAACTTTTAATGTAAGCAACGGCAAAGGCATTATATCAATTGCAAAGACATCGACAATTGGATTATTAGATACATACACGATTACATATAATGATAGAACAACATCAACATTTTCTGTAAAGAATGGTGAAACTGGAAGCATTGAAAACCTACTTGACAGGACTTATCCAATTGGCTCTATCTATATGAGCGTAAATAGTACTGAACCATCAACACTGTTTGGCGGTACGTGGGAAAGGCTGAAAGGACGTTTCCTAATTGGTGCGGGAACAAATACGGAGGCAAACTCTAATGGAGAATATGGCGATCTTGGACGTGGAGACCCAAACTTTGCAGGTGGGGAAACAGGTGGTCAATACTATCATCAATTAACCATTGACGAAATGCCTGAGCATCATCATGATACAAACGACTATACTTTGGTTGTTAACAAAAACGCTGTTCAGATAAAAAGTAACATGGGTGCTAAGCCTGTAATTGATGAGGAATATACTAATATCATACCTAACATAAAGGCAACTAAAAACGAAGATGGCAACGCAACTGGAGATGCAGGAAGAGGGAAAAAACATAGCAATATGCCACCATATCTAGCAGTGTTCATGTGGAAGAGAACGGCATAATAACATGCTAAGAAAGGAGGGGCTAAATGATCAGAGTATTTTCTCCTAACGATAGAACATTTACGTCAAATGGTGATGCGGTTATCCGACCATTCAAGGCAAAAGTGCATAAAGAAGACAATGGAAAATTCTATCTGAATATTGAGGCAGACATATCATATGTTGACATTCTGACAGCAAATAGAATCATTGTTGCAGATACGCCACAAGGCGCACAGGCATTCCGCATTAAAAATCCAGAAAAGACAAAACACAAGATCACAATCAAAGCACCGCATATCTCATATGATGCAGAAAACTATGTGATTGCAGACAGTTATGTTGTCGATAAGAATTGCAATGATGCGATGGATCATTTAAACAGTGCCACGGACAATCCTAGTCCGTTTCAGGTGATGTCTGATATTGCCATGGTAGATTCATATAGATGTGTTAGAACATCGCTGTATGACGCTTTTAGCACGGTTCTGGAGCGTTGGGGCGGACACTTTGTGCGTGACAATTACAGATTCGGAATCATGAGTACCATCGGGCGTGATAACGGAGTGACTGTACGATACAAAAAGAATCTGAAGGAAATGACATGCACGGCAAACTGGGATAATGTTGTGACAAAACTCATGCCAGTTGGAAAAGACGGATTGATGTTGGATGAAGTCTACCTTTACAGCAAGACGCAGTATGACATTCCATTTACAAAAGTCGTGTCTTTCAACCAGAATATTGACCAAGACCTTTACAAGGATGCTGACGGCAATCTTGATGAAGTGGCATACAATAACGCACTGGTTGAGGATTTGAGAACGCAGGGACAGGCATACGTTAATGAAAATTGCACGCCAAAAGTGAATTACACCTTAAAAGCAAACGTTGAAAAGCTGACTGATATAGGCGATACAATCGAAGTCATTGACGAGCCAATGGGCGTGGATATTACAACGCATGTTATTTCGTATGATTATGATTGCATTCTAGGCAAGTATACGGAGCTTGAATTTGGAAATTTTAAGCAGAAAGTATCTGGTCTTATGGGAACAGTAAGCTCAACAATTCAGCAGAGTGTGGAACAAAACAATGCGAAATTACAGGTTGTATTCTCAGATGCAATTCAGCAGGCACAGGAATCAATACTTGGTATGCTTGACAGTTCGTATGTGGTGTATGAAGGTGACAAGATTCTGGTTGTTGATGCATTACCAAAGGAAGAAGCTCACCACGTTATTATGATAAACAGTGGTGGTATTGCATTTTCAAGCACTGGAATTAATGGAACATTCGAAAGTGCATGGACGATTGATAATGTGTTGAATATGCAACATATAAATGTGATTAATCTTGTTGCAGACATGATCAAAGGTGGAACATTAAAACTTGGCTCTAACCTTAACCAGAACGGACAGATTGAGGTATACGATGAAGCAAACAATCTGATTGCAAAGCTTGACAAAAACGGGCTGATTATGTACGGACTTGACGGCTCATATCTTGTGGTCAATAATTCAGTTGGATTTGCAGGATATGACCGCACGGGTGCTAAAACATTCTGGGTTTCAGGTGACGAGTTCCATCAGAAAAAATCTGTTATTGAGGAAGAGATCACATTGTGCAACAAGGCAAGGTTTATTCAGATAACTGTTAAAGATGGAGATACTGTTACAAATGATGGTATCGGTATAGTAGGAGTATAATATGGCAACATCAGGAACATTCAAAACATCAGCATATGATGGCGCGTGCCTACAGTTCGACTGGATGTTGAAAAACCAAAACATCGTCAACAATCAATCTGTTATCACATGGACATTAAAAGGTGCAGGAATCAAGTCTGGCTATTGGTACATGGCAGGGCCCTTCAAATGCGTTATAAATGGGACTACAGTTTATCAGTCAAACACAAGAATTGAGTTATACACTGGGACGGTTGTGGCATCTGGAGAACTTGCAATCGGGCATGATACCAATGGTTCAAAGAGTTTTTCAGCGTATGCAGAATGTGCAATTTATACAACGGCTGTAAACTGCAAAGGTTCTGGAAGTTGGAGCCTTCCAGACATAGGCAGAGCATCAAAGCCAAGCCTGAACACATGGCCGAACAATTTGCCAAACTTTAATATCGGCGATACTATTGTGGTGTATATGAACAGAAAATCATCAGTATTTACGCATACAGTAGTGCTGAAGTTGGGTTCATACAGTTATACTATCGGCACTGGTGTAACGGATAATATTTCGTTGGATACGGACAATATCGCATCAAGTCTGTATGCACAAATGCCAAACAGCAATAGCATGACTGGAGAAATCACTGTAACAACGTATAGTGGCAGTGTGATTATAGGTACGTCAAGCTGTACAATCATTGCACACGTTGTAAATTCTAACCCTGTATTTGATGTGGGTTATTCCGACACAAATTCGACAACAGTTGCAATCACTGGTGACAATCAGTATATTATCAGGAATAACTCGATATTGAAAATCAGCATAAGCAATGCGCAGGCATTAAACAGTGCCACGTTGAAAACAATTACTGCCGTAGTAAATGGAAATGCTTATACAGGCAGTTTAAACGGCACTACAGGCGTTGTAAACGTTGGCACGGTAAATATATCATCTGATGCAAAAGTGACCGTTAAATTGACGGATTCAAGGGGAAACGAGGGCATCAGTGAAATCACGGTGCTTGTGTACGACTGGATATTACCAAGTGCAATCATCAAGCTGAACCGAAAGAGCAATTATTATTCAGAAAGCATCTTGAATGTCAATGCGAATTATTCATCAATAGGCGGAAAAAATGAGGTAACGATTAAGTACCGCACGAAGAAGGTTGCAAACAGCACATATAGCACTTACACGACAATTCAGGATAACACCGATACGAATTTTACAGCTGACAACGAGTATGAATGGAACGTTCAGGTCAATGTTGCAGACAGACTAGGTAATACAACATACAATCTGATTCTTCCGAGGGGGATTCCGATTGCATATATAGATACTCAAAAAAACAGTTTCGGCGTAAATTGTTTCCCTAAAAACGATGAAAGTTTGGAGATAAATGGCAAAACTGTTTTTGATATGGTGTACCCAGTAGGCAGTATTTATATGAGCGTGAACACCACAAGTCCAGCAACTATGTTCGGTGGTTCATGGGTGCAGATAAAGGACAAATTTCTGCTAAGTGCAGGAGATATGTATAAAGCTGGAGCAACTGGTGGTGAAGCAACACACACGCTGACAAAAAGCGAAATCCCGAATTATACAATTGGTAGTATTCCAGAAGCGGTTCCTGGCAATCACGATAACTGGCGTAATGGCGGGATCACAGGTGACAACTTAGGAAATGCCTCAAGTTCTAAAAAAGGTGTTGCAAACAACAACGAAGTGCTCATAATAACTTCTGGACCTCAGTGGAGTTATAGAATCAGCACAGACGGTGGAGGTCAACCGCACAACAACATGCCACCCTACATAGCCGTCTACATTTGGCAAAGAACGGCGTAAAAAAGTTTTACAGATTGAATAAATCATGATATACTATTAGTGCAGTGTTTCATGTTCACTGCATTCCTTTCTCAGCCTGTCGAAGCTTTCGGCGGGCTGTTTTTTTATTTGAAAAATTCTATACTAACTTGTCATAGCCTACAGGTTAGCATATCTTAGTAAAGAAAAAATCACCGATTGCATTCGGTGATTGATTGATGTATATTATAGATGTGGCTTACATTGGTCATAAATTCTCCTAGTAAAGGGCAGGCAGAAATGTCTGCTTTTTACTTGAAGAAAACTTCTATTCCATCAGGTGAAACATGGACAGAATCAAGAACATTTCGCCACAGGGTGCGCTTGTTCTCACGTGTGAGGTTATCATATATTGAGCGCCAACCGCACCAGTGATAGGTTGACCTTGAGCAATCTTGTACTCAAATACGGCTTTGATACGTTCAGAGCCTTTTTTTAATTCATGTTCTGCAAGATTGACTTTAAGGTTGAACATAAACAATCCGTTCGCAGTGGACGTGTTTATATCGTCCTCACAAATGGAAATCATGGCGACATTGTTCTGTTGAAGAAGTTCAAGCATTTTATTAGCTTCAAGGACATTACGTGACAGACGGTCAAGGCGTGTGAAAGCTATGGCATCAAGATTTTTCAGGTTAGACAGCATGGATTGCAGTTGTGGGCGCTTCATGGTGCTTGCTGAGTAGCCTTCGTCTACATAAATATGTTGAAGGATATGATCATTGTCGTTGCACCATTGCGTTATTTCTTCAGTCTGGGCCTGTATTGAGTATCCATATTTTTTCTGTTCATCTGTTGAAACACGAGCATATCCTGCCACTCGCAGTTTTTTTCTCATAAAAAATCCCTCCGATTGATTGAAAATAAAAAAAGCAGTCCATACTAGCCATTGAAAGGCGGTGAGCATATGGACGCTGAAAGTTTCTATTCTTTGCTGTTTAATCTTTATGCTGAACAGGAAGATCTCAAAATTGAGTATGAGTTAGACAACTCTTTTTTTTCGACAGATGGTTTCAATCAGAAACATTTTTACTGTCAAGGTACAACTTCATTATCTTCAGATACAGTTCATCCTTCTCAGGTTCAGGAAGATCGTGAAACAGAGACTCGATGCGCAGTGTGAGGTCTGTCGCTTCGTCATAGCTTGACGTATCAATTCCAAAGTAAGATATATCAATTCCGTAAACCTCGCAAAAACGTTTCAAAGTTGAAAGAGTCAAGGAACGTTTTCCAGATTCAATATTTGATATGGCAGGTCTTGAAAGCCCGACAAGGTCAGCGAGTTCAGACTGTTTAAGATCACGGGAGATGCGTAGTTCTTTGAGTTTCCTTCCTATTGATTTATTGTTGATCATTATTTTACACCACCTAAAAAAGTTTATATTTCGATGATAACATAACGTTGCTATTTGAAACAATAAAAAATAATCGTCTTTTGATTAAAAGTAGTTGCAATTTGATTACAAGGGTTTATAATGTAATGCATGAAAGGGGGCACGAAATGAAAAGAGCAGAATTGAAAGCATTCAGAATTTCAAAGGGTTTTACTCAGAAGGACGTTGCAGAAATGCTTGGAATATCAACGAGCCATTATGCTTGTATTGAGCAAGGAACGCATAATCCTTCTACAGAGCTTGTCAAAGTTTTTTGCAAAGTGTTTGGATATGAATATGCGAATTTGATTATTGGGAGCTGAAAAAATGTTAGATATCGTAGCAGAAATCGTAAAAAGAGGGCAAGCAGAAGAATTAAGAAAAATTATTAAACAGTACGAAATTGATGTTTCAAAAAGAAAGGAAAACAAGAAAAATGAAAGGATTTGAAAACATTACACCAGAAATTGCAACAGATTTGATTGAACTGGTCAACCAGTTGAAAGGACTTGAAAAGTCAGCACAGGTCAACTATTCTGTGCAGAACAGAAAAACAGGGGAATGGATGCGCAAGGCATTTGATTATGTGCCATTAGACAACATTTTAAACAAAATCAAGGAAAATAAGAATTTTGCACTATTACAGCCCATTGGAGTTGATGAGAACGGCATAAACGGTGTTCGCTGTATTCTGGTACACAAGAGCGGGCATGTATTTGAAACAAACACTTATCCGTTCGCAGTGAAGGAAGGTGCGAAGCTTCAGGATGAAGGTGCAGAGATCACATACCGTAAGCGTTACTCATTAGGTGCATTTCTTGGTATGGCAACTGAAGAAGATACGGACGGCAATGATGATGAAGCAACGAACAGCACGGAACGCAAGGCATCACCAAGACAAATCGTAGTATTGAGCAAGATCTATACAGGCGAGAATCTTATAAAGCTGTTAAAGATGAACAATATCGAAAAGCTGGAAGATATGCCGATGTCGAAGGCAAGTGAGTTGATTGGTAAGAACATGAAGCAGAGAAAGGTGGAAAAACATGACTAAATTTATTGACTTGATGTATTGTGATTGTTCGAATGGCGCGCAAATTCTTGCATGTGCGCCGACTAGCGCATACATCAGTAAAGGTGACATTGTATGTATTGATGATATGACAGGATTTTACTTGGTTTCACGTCTGATAACTGTTGCGAAAGATTCAGACACTTACAAGTTTATTACTGATGTTTTAGGCACTCCGTCCACAGTAACGGACAAATATACTCATCAGGAAATCGGAGGAATTGAAGATGAACAATATTATTGAAAGAACAGGATCAGACGTTACTTTTTCTAAAGAAGTATGTGAGAAAATCATCAGCCTTGAGAAACAGGCGAAAGATATCAAGAAACAGCAGGACAGCATGAAGAAAGAAATTCTTGATGCTATGCAAAAGTACGGCGTATTAAAGATTGACAACGAGTTTCTGAAAATCGCATTCATTCCAGAGCATGACACAGAAAAGTTTAACACCAAGACTTTTAAAGAAGAAAATCCTGATGTATACGACTTGTACGCAAAAATCTCAAAAGTAAAACCATCCATCCGCATTACGGTGAAATGATGGAAACATTCAGCATTAAAGGCGGTACGCTCGAATACTTCGATGATACTCATACATATCTGTATGATGGGCTTATGTTGCCAAGTGTCACACAGATTCTTGGCGTGAAGTATAGAAACGATTATGCAAGCGTGCCTCCTGCCGTGTTGGATAATGCATCTAAACGAGGCACGGCAGTACATAAGGCAATCGAAAACTTTAATGTTTCTGGTTATGATGATGGAAGCGAATCAGTGCGAAACTTTAAGTTTCTGCAGAAACAATATGGGTTCGAGGTTCTGGACAGCGAGTTGCCGATTGTGATTTTCAAGGATGATATGCCGATTGCATGTGGACGGTTGGACATGACAATGCTGATGGATGGTAAAACTGGCATTGCTGATATTAAAACCGTCAGTTCTTTAAACAAGGAAAAGATCGCATATCAGCTGAATTTATACAGAATCGGATTGATGCAAAGTTACGGAGTTGATGCAAAATTCTTGAAGATCATACATCTCAGGGATGGCATCAGGAAATTTATTGACAGCCCTGTAAACGAGAAAATGACATGGGAATTAATAGAAGAATTTTTGGAGAAGGAATATGAGAAAAAGATGCAATGAAAAAGTTGAAAACGTAGACTTTGAAAAGTTAAAGAAATGTTTAAAAGATCATGGAATCAAGTACACAGACTTGTCTACAGTGTGCGGATATTATCCAAACTATATCAAAGATGTCGCTTTACCAAGGAATTTTCTAAACACACACGTTAGAGATGTATTGACTTATGCTTATAAGATTGACCCTAGCGAGTATATAGATACACAGCCAAAAGAAGTAATCAACACAGAGGATACACAGCAAAAAGAAGTAGCCAACGCAGAAGATGATGAGATGTATACATTTACTTTTTCGATTAATTGGAAATTGTTAAAAAGATTGACGATGCTATCTATAAAAGAGCATATCACTATTGAGGGTTTAGTGTCTAAATTCATCATTAAAGGAATTGGCGAAAAAATTGTTGAGGAAAGTGAAAATGAATAATGTTAGTTTGATCGGAAGACTTACAAAGGATGTTCAGGAACGCAGAACGCAGAACGGAACACCAGTTGTCTCATTCACATTGGCAGTTGATCGCAGAAAGAGAGAAGACGGAGCAGATTTTATCAACTGCATTGCATGGGACAAGGCTGCTGAAACAATCGCACGATATGTTCATAAGGGTGACTTGTTTGGAGTGACTGGATATATTCAGACAAGAAGCTACGAGAAGGATGGCAGAAAGAATTATGCGACAGAAGTAGTCACGACAGGTTTTCAGTTCTTGGAGCGCAAGCGTGAATCTGACAGCCCTAGCGGTCAAAATAAGAGCGATTCTTATGATGGTTGGGGGAATGCAAGTAACGACATAAATGACAGTGAACTTCCGTTCTAGGCGGTAATAACGATGATAGGAAATGCAAAAGCTATCATCCAGTGGTTGTTCGACCAGCAGGATGCAGAAAAGCTGTACGAGATCAAAGAAAAGAAATCGAAAAGATCATTGACAGCCAATGCGTACTACTGGTCTTTACTCAACCAGCTGGCGAGCATTATTAGAATGGATAACCAAGAATGCCACTTTCTTATGCTTAAACGATATGGGCAGTATGAGGTTGTCAGCATTTGTTCAGATGTGATCCTACATGGATATTTCAAGTATTATGAGGAGATAGGCAAAGGCACGGTAAATGGCAAGGAGTTTACACATTACAAGATTTATAAAGGCAGTTCACAGATGGATTCTAAGGAGTTTGCTATATTGCTTGACGGCGTAAGAAGCGAATGCGAAGAGTTAGGAATACCAGTGCTAACACCGTCAGAGATAGCACAGCTTAAATTTATAGGGGGTGATTAGTTGAGAGATTCAATTATGCCTAATGGCATGTATCAGGCTAACGGTCACACATATTATTACAGCAATCAGCGTTATGAGGGCACACATAGGCATGAAATATTTTTTGGCACTGCCAACAGAAAAAAATCAATCAAGTATGGTCTTGTCGTATTCATCAGACCTGAAGATCACAACATGTCTGAGTATGGCGTACACAACCGAAAAGGGCATGAATTTGATATGTATCTAAAAAAATTGGGGCAGGAAAGAGCCATGGACGAGTATTCATGGACAACAGATGAATTTATCGACATTTTCGGAAAATCTTATCTGTGAGGTGATTTGATTGTATAGAAAATATCACAATACAAAGACGGTTGCTGATGGCATCAAGTTCGATTCGAAGCTTGAAGCTGAACGGTATGCACAGTTGAAGATTCTGGAACGTGCAGGAGTTATAAGGGAGTTGGAATTACAGCCTTCTTTTGAACTTTTGCCGTCATTCAGGAAGAATGGCAAGACATGGCGTAAAACCGTGTATAAAGCCGATTTCAGGTACATTCTAGCCAAGGATGATAGAATTATCATTGAAGACGTAAAAGGCTCTACAGCGGTAATTACTGACGTTTTCCGTTTAAAACAAAAACTGTTCGAATACAAACATCCAGACTACACAATCAGCATCGTTACGAGTAAAGACATCAAGAAGTTTCAAAGAGAAACAAAATGCGGCAAAATGTGTTGACTTAATCACATTATGATGATAATATTATAGAGTAGCAAAAATCTACACCACCTATTCAGTAACCGCCATTGCTGAATAGCAGTGAATTAAACTGAATAGGTACATGAACCGTATTGCATTAGGTTGGCGGACTTAATGTGATGCGGTTTTTTGTTTTTAGAAATAGGAGGGTTACTAACCATGAATGATATAAAATTAAATGACATTGCAGATGATTTGTTGATCCTTAACAAAATAACTGTTGATAGGTTATTTCAGCTTGAAAATTGTGCAGATTGTATTGCACTGTATGTGTTTTATTACAAAACAGCAAAGTGGCAGAAGACAAACACTGTGAAAGCAAACGATCAGTATGTGAAGAAGTCACTTAAATGGGGCATTTCAAAGATTCAGAAAACAAAGCAGGCGTTGAAGGAACACGGTCTGATTGATATTGTTCAGCGCAGAAAAGATGGAAAAATCGAAGGCTGGTTCATAAAGGTTTCGTACCTTGTGAATGAAAGAAAAGCTGATGAAATCAAGATAAAAGTGCAAAATATCAACAATACCCAAAATCAACAAGTAGAAAATTGTACAAGTGGCAATGAAGAAACAAATGCTTTAAAAGAAAAAATTAAATGCTTAGAAAAAGAAATAGAAGTGCTTAAAGATAATAAGAAAGAAAGAAAGCCAAAGAAGCAAACCAAGTCGTATGATGAACAGATTACTGAATACACAGAAAATGAAGAACTTCAGAATGCACTGAAAGCATTTGTTCAGATGAGATCATTCATCAAGAAACCTATGACAGAGTATGCTCTCAAACTCATGCTGAAGAAACTTGATGAATTAGGAAATAACGACACGACAAAGATTGCTATTCTTAATCAGTCAATAACGCATAACTGGCAAGGAATCTTCCCATTAAAGGATGAATATACAAAGCAGGAGAAACAGCCAGAGAAGAAATACGACCAGAACGGCTATGAGTCGGAAGAGGATCTCATGAAAATGTTCTACGGCAAATAAGTTTCAAAAAGAAACAAAATACGGAAAAATGTATTGCAATCGCTTAAATATTATGATATTATAATGTTGTAGAAAGAAAGAGGTACAAAGATATGACAGTAGAACAAACAACAGTAAATGGAAAGAAATATAATCACTGGGGAGACAGCATCAAGAGAGCTGAAATTGCAGAAGATGTTGAAACTGGAGAAGTAAAAGTGATCAGATACAACGGTTACCTAAGTAATGACTTATCAGTTAGAAAAGCCATTGCAAGAACATTTGGATTACCAACATTTAGAAAATAAGAAAGAAAGAACATGAAAACATTAGGAGGAACGGAAAATGAAAATTGTAAATGTGTCAAAATTATTTGGTTTGTGTGGCCCTCGCGGAGGAACAAAAAGTTATTTCGCTATCGTTAATGAGGAAGGAAACTTCCTCAGCCTTGACGGCGAAACCACTTATATTCCTTGCGGTGGTAGATACACATTAAAGATTATCATGAGCCAACTTGATGGCTTAAAAGCCTCATGGCTTCCATTCAAATTAAGTAAATAAAAAAAGAGTGAAGCGATAACACATAAAACACCTTTAAAGAAAGAAGGACGGAAACATGAAAGAAACAAAAATCATTGATGGCCATATGGGCGACACCTTAATGGCAAATAATATGAAATATACAGACGATGCAGAGCATCCGTTAGACATATACTATGTTATCAAGTAGAGGGAAAAAGAACATGAAATTTGAAGAACTGTTAAAAATGCCTAAAAGCATGGATATTGAAGAATTCAACAAGCTTTTAAAAAAGCAAAAGAGAATTAAAAATCGTCTAACAAAAGTAAGCAATCTTATTTATGATGAAATAGATAGTCTAGAAGTACTAAGCGATGAGATTGGAAGTGACCGTTACAACAGACATCTAGAAAAGTTACAAGAACTTGAGAATGAACAAGTGAAATTATTGGAAAAATTAAAAGCCACCCTATAAAGAGTGACTTTTGTAGGAAGGACTGACAACATGAAAAATACAGTTTTTAAGAACGAAAAGTATCCAACAACGGAAGCAATCCAGAGGATGTTGAAAACATGCGATGAGAGCGATGAATATATCAAAGGCAATATGATTTACTGCCGAAAATGCAACGAGCCAAGAAGAAGGTGGTTGTCGATGGTCGGTGAATATTTTCCTGCAATGTGTTCATGCTTGATTGCTGAAAAAGACAGGAAGGAAGCAGAGAAAAAGAAACAAGACAGATTGGCACGAATTGAAGGATACAGGAATACGGGCTTTCCTGACAGAGAACTTCAGAAATGCCGATTCGATCACGACGATAAGAAATCAAAGAAGGCTAGCGACATGTGCAGGAATTATGCGAGAAGGTTTGACGAGTTCAAGAAAGCAGGTAAAGGGCTTATTCTGTTTGGTGGAGTTGGAACAGGAAAGACGTTTCTTGCATCATGCATCGCAAATGAATTGATTGACAATGGTATTCCGTGTCTGGTCACAAATTTTGCACGAATCATCAATACATTGCAGGGAATGTATGAAGGGAAGCAGAAATATCTTGACAGCCTGAATGAGTTTGACCTTTTAGTTATTGATGATTTGGGAATTGAGCGAAACACGGAGTACGTCAATGAGCTTGTATATAACATCATTGATGCAAGATACAGAAGCGGAAAGCCGATGATCATTACAACTAATCTGAAGTATTCTGATTTGTACCATACAGAAGACACAAGCAAAGCCAGAATCTACAGCCGTATTATTGAAATGTGTCTTCCTGTACTTGTAAGCGGAGAGGATAGAAGAAAAAACAAGATGCAGGACTCAAGACTCATGGATATATTAAACGGTTAAATGTTTCAAAAAGAAACAAAATACGGAAAAATGTATTGCAATCGCTTATATATTATGATATTATAATAAGCGTAAAGAGAAAGGGAAAAAGAAAGGAAAAAAAGAACATGACAAACGCACAAATTATATTCAATGAAGCAGTTGAACTTATGAAAAATGGAAAAATCGGAACAACAGGCAATCAGTTTGAAGTTGAAGATGAAAACGGCAACAAAATGATCCTCGATGAACCAGAAGACATTCATACATTCCAAGCATGGAAAAAGCTCGGTTATTGTGTGAAGAAAGGCGAGAAAGCTGTTGCACAGTTCTACATCTGGAAATGTGTATCAAAGGAAGTTGAAAATAGCGAAGGAATAACCGAAGAACAGAAAAAAATGTTCATGAAAAAAGCAAGCTTCTTCAGCGCAAGCCAAGTGCAGGCAATGAATTAATGATATAAAGGCAAGCCCACCGCCATAAAGAGTGGGCACACAAAAAAAGGAAGGTAAAAAAACATGAAACAAGTACATATTGGCTATCACAGTTTTACAAATTCAGGAATCGCGGAAGAAGTTGCGAACGTGTTATCTGAGGATGATTTTAACGTTGAATTATTTGGCGTTGACTTATGGGCAGATGAATTGCCTAACAATTATCAGATTGTCGATTACGGGTCAAGAGAAACAATGCTAGTTTGTGAAGATGGCGAAATCATTGATGATGCGGATGAAATTGCAGAATGGGAAGAAAAACATTGTTGTTAGTTTATAACAAAAGGAGAAAAACATGGAATATAACAAAGAGAATTACAAAGGAAGAAGAATCTGGCTTTTTCCAAATGATACATACATGAAAAAAGGAATCATCAAAAATGTTGATGGTTTAGGATTTACTATATTGATAACAGAAGCAGAAAAAGGATCTGGCTACAGAGTGGGGGGGAACATATTTTCTCAATCATGCTAGCCATATTAAATTCTTCTTTCTGGATTAGTGGAGGAAAAAGAAAATGATCAATGCAGAAAAGTATAAGGATAAAATCCTAACTATTGCAGAAGACGGCTACATTTTTGCAATCAATAAGAATGACAAAAACAACGTGATAAGATGTTGTTCAGACATGAAATGCCAAGACTGTATGTTTGATGATGAAGAAAGTGAGGAGTGCGGATATAACCTTCCACGCTTGAAGTGGTTATTTGCTGAGTACAAAAGGCCAATCAAATTGAGCAGATTGGAATATGAAGTTTTAAAGCATGTGCAAAAAGAAGATTTTAATTTCATTATCAGAAACAATTATGGTGATTTATTTATTCACGAAAATAAACCAATAAAGCCTGACAGTAGTATAGATTGGTGTACTACTGGTAAAAGTTATATATTATGTGCATTTAACGATTTATTCCAATTTGTAAAGTTTGAAGATGAAGAACCAAGATCAATTAAAGAGATTTTAAAAAATTGCGCTGTTGAAAATATTAAGGAGGAACAATAATATGCCAAATTGGTGCGTTTGTGCTCTAAGAGTACGTGGAAAACAGAAGGATTTACAGAACTTTGTTTTAGAAGGTTTAAAGCCTTGTGATCCTTTAAAAAAGGAACATGCTAAACTCGAACTAGATGAGTTTGGATATGTTGGCTGTAATGAAAAATGTTGGATTGAAGGCACAAGAAGAGGATTCGTTTATGGCCTAGATGTATATTTTGAAGATTATGAGGATGATTCTATTCAGACTATTGCCCTAGATGCTGAATTTGCGTGGGCTATAAGTTCTGAAGAATTACTGAAAGTATGCCAGAAGTATCATGTTGATATGCGAATCTACGCTTTTAAGAAAGGGATGGAGTTTAATCTAGAAATTGAAATCATTAATGGGAAGATTACGAAGGACTCCTATTTCGGGTTTTAGGATTACGTCTGGGAATGCATCTGTCCAGACATGGGAGGATAAAAATAGATGGATTCACAGGAATTAAATAAGGTATTCGATACGCTTGTGGCAAATTGTCCTGTACTCGAAAAAGTATGCGAGATGTGGGGTAATCAGCATATGTTAACTATCGCAATGGAAGAAAATGCTGAACTTATACAAGCAATATCAAAAATTAAACGTAATGGATTGGACCCAATCAACGCTTCACACTTAGATGAAGAGGTTGCAGATGTATTGATATGCATATGTGAACTATATGCGATGGATTGTCTAGATGTATATGAAATTGCTGAAATCATAAAAAGCAAAGTAGGAAGATCTATGAAAAGAACTCAGGATTATATAAAAGATTTAGAAGAGGAGGCTAGATGCGATGGCAGTTTTTAGCGCTGAAAAAGTACAGGAAATTGTAGAAGAAAAGGAAGCTGAATACAAGAAGCTAGAAGAGGAGTATTCATATTTAAAAGAAGAATTTGAAGATTTAAAGGCCTATTATGAAGATTTAAAAGATAAATGCAAAAGTTATGAAAAAGCAAACAAAACTATATTGTGCATCTATGATGAAGACTCAAAAAAGATGGAAGAACTTCAGAAATTAAACAATAAGCTTGTTAAAAACAATAAAGAAGCTAACAGAGATTTCTTTATTCTCGCAGTAGCCTATTCTGCTACACTGATGTTGATGATTTACTTATTTATCATATAAGGGGTGGAGTGACAATGAGAGTGAATGAAAATGTAAGCAGATGTAGAACTGACCAATCAATTTATATCCATTATGATAATAGATGTATTCCAGGTACTGTAATAGATATCATTGATACTGAAGAATATAGACTAAATAGAGTGGGCGATATGTTAGTTACAAAGATTTATGCTTATAAAAGTGGTTTATTTTTAGAGGCGGTGAAAGCATGAGATTAGAAATGAATAACTATTTAACAAAAAAAGTAGTCTACTTCACTTATCAACAGTTTTTGAACGAACTGGCAGAATTAAAAAAGAAATATTATGTCATTGGATACACTGTCAAGTCACAAGAAAATACTGCAGATGTTCAGTTAGTCGAAAAATAGACGAAAAGAGGTTGAAAATATGGAACTTGTGGATGATAAAAAAATAGAAGCAATATGTGAATTCATTGGCAACGGTCATGTTGGAGGAGAGTATGCATGTAGATTCTTGCTTAAATCACTACCAGAAAAACTTCAAAAAGAAATAGATGCGCCATGTAAACTTGAGTGTCCCGATAATTACTGTTATTGTTGCCCATTCTATACAAAAGAAAGTGCAATGCAATGGGTTAAAAGCACAGAAGAGAAAGAAAACGACAAAAAATGATACTATTGTATGTAATGCTATTTTATTTTAAAGATTTAATAAAAGATTTAGAAAATGAACTAGAAGAAACTGAAAGTTTTGAAGAAGCAGAAAAGATATAAGTATATCCCTATATTGATACACCAATTTTAAAAACATTAGTTACACGGACTAATCAAAACGTGGCTCATAAGAAAATTCTATTAACCTATTTAGATTTTGTTTCTATAATCTCATTTTCAATATAGGGATTCATTGATATTTACGAATGATAAAGGAGTGATTTTGAATGATGAATAAAAACAGGGCATTATGCCTTTTATCAGACATATGTATATTAGTTATTCTAATTTCCATGGTTCTTACTGGAAATAACTGGAACTCAACTGAAGTGAAAGTCTTCTGTTGCAGTTCGCTTTTTATGAATATACTGTTCGTTCAGTATTTTCTTATTACAGGAGGAAGATAGCATGGATTTTATTGGACTCTTACTCATAGCAGTATCAATAGTTTTGATAGCGATTGGATGCTTTTGGAAAGAGAACTAAATAAATATAAAAAATGGCTCGTGAAGTTATTTGAGGGTGTCAGCACAAAACGCAATACTTATAATATGACTTATAATTTCCCAATACTTTTACTGAAAATCGTTTCTCCTAATACTTAGTGTTGGCATTCTCAAACGACTTCATGAGTTAGATAACTATATATTTAAAAAGATAAATGAGAGGTATGAAATGGCAAAACTTGCGAAAATGAAGTACAAAACTATGGGTGGCGATGTAAAAATCAACACGTATAATGCGACAATATCAAAAAAGATTGTGGCTGAATCCGGGATTGATCCTGATAAAGAAATCACAGTTATGGCAGAAACTGGAAAAATCATTATTGAACAAAAAAAATAAAGGCAAAAAATATGAAAGAAAAAACACAGAAACTCTTTGACGGAGCTTGCCCAGAATGCATTATCCTACTGACTTTTGAAGCTGATATGTACAAAGGCATGGAACTCGGCAGAAAGTATACACTTGAAGAACTTGGACTATTGAAATTATGATTGAAAAAAGGGCATAAAAACCCTTTTTTCTGGTAATAATTAGAGTATAATTACAGTAGAGAAAGAGGGCAAAAAAATGTTGGAAAAGGAGGGCAAAAAAAATGGTATTTTCTAATAAAACATATGACATTCTAAAGTGGGTTGCACTTGTAGGAACAAACGCATTTTCAGCATTAATTATCACGCTCGGCAAAATCTGGGGATGGAGCTATGCAGTACCGATTGCAGGAACTATTTCGGCGATCGGAACGTGCATTGGTGCGTGTTTACAATTAAGCTCAGCAAACTATAAAAGGGGTGAATAAATGACTCCTGAAACAAGCGTAAGCATCGCATTACTTATTTCTTTGACATCGCTTGCATGTACGTTGATCAACACTTTTGCAGGTGGCAAAAAACGTCTGGAAGAACAGGCAGAGCGAGAAAAGAATAGGCAGATGGATATCGAAAAAAATTTTGTAAAGATAAACTTAAAACTTGACGATTTTTGTGACACCACAAAAAAGATGATGGCAGAGAACAGTGAAAAGGCTGAGCAGTTGAAAAATGTATCAGAGCAAATCGTACTTGTTAAGGAACGCGTAAATACGTTGTTTAAGTACAAAGATGATCACGAAGCAAGAATCAAAGAGCTTGAAGACAAGATAAAATAAGGAGGGATTAAAAATGTACGGTATTGATATTTCAAAACACAACGGCAATATTAATTTAGAGCCATATAAAGGACAGTTTGTAATTATTAGAGTTGGATACGGCCATTTCCATTTAGACGAAAAATTTGAAAGAAACGTGAATGAGTGCAAAAGGCTAGGCATTCCGTTTGGGGTTTATCATTATTCATATGCACTGAATGAAAAGGAAGCAGAGGAAGAAGCCAAAGGAGTGCTTAACGCAATTGCAAAATATAAGAACGATATCAAGGTTGGCGTATGGTTCGATATGGAAGATGCAGATGGATACAAAAAGAAACACGGCTTTAAGTTCTCAAATGGAACTATTGCACCTATTTGTTATAAGTTCTGTAAGATTATTGAGGACGCAGGATATTATGCAGGCATTTACACATCTAGTTCATGGCTTCAGTATGTAAATGGATTAAATGACAGATTCGACAAATGGGTTGCCAATTGGGGCAAGAATGATGGAGCACAGCACACAAACACTTCTCAATATGGCACATTACAACAGTACACTTCTAAACCGTTAGACAAGAACGTAATGTATGCAGACCTTTCAAGATATTCAAGACGTAACACAACACAGCCTCAGTCAAAACCAATTGATCAGATTGCTAATGAAGTAATTGCAGGGCAATGGGGTGATGGAGCTGACAGAAAGAAACGCTTAACCGATGCAGGATATGACTACAATGCTGTTCAGAATGCAGTGAATGCAAAGCTGGCAAAGAAATCTAATGAAGAGATTGCACAGGAAGTCATTGCAGGAAAGTGGGGCAATGGTAATGATCGCAAACAGCGCTTAACAAGTGCTGGATATAACTACACTGAAATACAAGAAATTGTTAATAAATTGACGAGTGCTAATAAAGCAAGCAAAGCAGTATATTACACTGTTAAGAGTGGCGATACATTAAGTGGCATTGCTTCTAAATACGGAACGACATATCAGCGTTTAGCACAGATGAACGGTATTGCTAATCCAAACAAGATATATACTGGACAGCGTTTAAGAGTGAAGTAATGGCACAAGGCTATTATTCATGTAGCAGGTGTGGGAAGATACATCCGAAAGGATATGTATGCCATGTAGAGAAGAAGCACTACAAGTACAGTTACAAAGAGTCAAGGCTGAGAAGCAAGAGCGTATGGACAGAGAAGAGCAAACAGATTAGAGAAGATGCAAACTATCTATGTGAAGTGTGCAAAGACAAAGGCATATATAACTATCGTAATGTTGAAGTACATCACATAGAGAAGTTGAAGGATAAGCCAGAGTTATGGTTGGAAGATGATAACCTTATATGCTTATGTAAAGACTGTCACAGGTTAGCTGATGCAGGAATGATTGACAAAGAGTATTTGAAGAAGTTAGCTAGGCAGAGAATAGACAGGCTGAAATAATCCCCCCCATGGTAACGGGCATTTTCTGGTGAGACAGTGAGATGAAACGCCCAAAGGAATGAACACAAAATTAAAAAAATCTTATGGTTTTTTGGAAAAACGGCAAATATCACGCTATAATGTGAATATAGCCGTTTTTATGTTTCAAAAAGAAGCAAAAAAGCAAAAAAATGTTCCACGTGGAACATGAGCGGGCTATATGAATGAAAGGAAGAAAACAAAAATGGAAAACAAAAAAATGAACATTGTTTACAAGAAAGTTAAGGACTTAATTCCGTATGAGAACAATCCGAGACATAATGATGAAGCTGTTGACTATGTAGCAAAGAGCATTGAATAGTT